AAACAAATCAACTTTCATCTTTGCTGTTTCTATTTTTAATTTTAAAGATGTGTATTTTACACGAGCTTGTTCTATTTCTTCACAAAACTGTATATATTCATCAGAAGCAAACGCATCCATTTCTTTACCAGCAACTGATGTCTGTGTACTATCTTTCATCTTTAACGCTTTGAGAGCTGATTTATAGCTTTCTAAAGCAGATAAACGACCATCGGCAGCAGCGTAGTCATCAATTAGATCGACAATGTATTGAATCTCATCATTAGGATTAATCATAAATTACCCCATTGATTAGCCATTGCATCTGCTATGCCTTGAAATGTTTTATTACGCATTTTTTCTCTTTCTTTAGGTTTTAAACAAGAGCTATCGTAATACCATTGACTCATACGTTTACCGCTTTTAGCTGTCCAAATTTCACCTTTATCTACAATATTTGTAGGTTTTAATAATGGTAAATCTTTTAACCATAAACAAGTTGCTTTTGTAGCATTATGTCCGTATTGCCAAGGATTAATAATTTGATCAGGTTTTCGCCATTTTGTACTCATAATTCCAACAGGGTTTTCAATCGCATATTTTGGGATATTAGAATTAGCTAATTCCATAAAAAAATCTATACCTTGTTGTTGGCGACCATCAGCAATCTTTTTTAAAAAATGTCTAGCACCTGATGATGCTAAATGCGTGCAGGGTGGATGTGCAATCATTAAATCCCATCCATCATTTAATATATCTAATACGTTACCTTGTATGTGATTCCCTGGTATTTCTGTTGGTTCTAAATCACAAGACCAAGCATCATGTCCTAAATTTTTAAATGCTTCTCTTACAGTTCCACTAAATTCACAGGCTATAAGAACTTTCATTGAGCCTCCAAGTAAAAGCCAAGGTTAGCCAAAGCATAAGCTAAAAAAGTAATCCCCATGCCATATTGATTCTTTAAAAAAAAAGAAATACCAATATAAACGTAAATCAATCCCACTAATATTATTAAATAATTACTCATTGTTTCCCCTTTTGAGTATGTTGAACTGCTTAATCATTTCCTGTTCTAATTCTGCTCTTGCAATCTTACCTCTTTTTTCTTCAACTAAATCTAAATATTTTCTTCTTTGTTTTAATTCAGTTTTAAGAGTTGATGTAGCTTCACAAACCCTTCTAAATTCTTCACTATAACTATATTCTTTATTATTAATCATATTTTCCTTTGGTGAAAGACACCTAGCCATCCTAGTGTGCCTTCAAACGTGCTTTTCCCTCGGAGCCTCGTCACCCGACAGTCTTGCGCTGGATAGGCACTATCTTCGCCACCTATTTATGCAGTATTACACCAGCTTTCCCACAGTCTGCTTGTATCTCGATTGCTGTCGTTACCCGACCAATTCGAAACCTAAAACGAAATAATAATTTAAACCTTAATCACCACAAAAGCAAGGTATTGCTTCTTCATTCATATCAAATAATTCATGTTGACTTAATGCGTAATCTTTCATTTGTTGATAACTTGGCCGATCTTTTCTAAACCTGCCACCATCACCAAAAGTTTTGTTCGATGTCTGGACAGACATCTCTGCCTTTATCCACCAATCTGCCCTACTCGGCTTTTCTCTAATTAAACTTAAAATCTGGTGAGCTGGTTTTAAAAAACATAAATCACAATTACCGTGCATTGTGACACCGTTGTTATTTGGCAACTTCAAATCAAAAAGCTGTTGTTTCCAAAAATCTCCAACTATTTTTTTTGTAATACCAGCCGTTACAAGTGGTGTACGTTCACGATCTATTTTGGCAGCTCTGCGTTGTTCATCTGCTCTAATTCCTACCCAATCCATATTTTCGTTATGTTTCCAACCTAATGACTTCAAATACTTGTCAATTGTTCGAATTTTTAATGTTGAAGTACAAATTCTAGCTACTGGATTAGGTAAATATCCTGTAGATTCATGGATCATATCCATAAATGGCTCACCATTTCGACTAGCAGTATCAAAATTAACACGTTTAAATCGTAATTTTGAATCTTCATTCCAGGAATATTCTACCCAATGAATAGGAACTTTCCAATTTAGTTCACAATCCCTAACAAATTCTAGGGTTTCTTCCATTTCTTTTCCTGTGTTGGCAAATACAACAATAGCTTCATCTGGCAATCCATCGTTTTCTTGTAATATTCGCCAAAGCATATAACCAGACGTGCGACCACCGCTAAATGATATAACAGTAGGTTCAATTATTTTAAACGGATTCATTTTTTTCTTTTTTTGACAACTCAGGCCAGACAAACCACCAATTTTTAGGAAATAAATCTTTTCTAGTAACCAATCCATGTGATTCTTTTTCTAACAATGCAGCTAAAAACAACAACTGCCCATGTGGGATACCCCTAGATCGCCATTGTGTTACTGCTGGGGGAGCTACGTTACATAACTTTGATACCCTTTTTGTGCCACCTAACAACTCAATAATTTGGTTGTCTGAAAAATGTACTTTCATCAATTAACTTTCGTTGTTATATTTTTATTTATTCTACACTATCTTAAAAAATACTTGCAACAAATCTTAATTTAGTTTAGTATTCTTAATAAGCACTTTTGCTTACATAAAGGGGAAATTTATGACACAAGACACAATAGATACATTCAACATTGACGATGATATGCAAGAAATGAGAATGATGCAGGAAGAACGTCAAATGCGTTTGCTTGAAGCATTAGAACACATGGAATTAAGCACATTGTCTGAAGAAGATAAACAAGTGATTTGGTTTGAGTGTGGTATGCCACGTTCTGCATTTGTTCAATACATGGGACATTAATATGAACTCATCTGAAAATATTAATGAATTAGCTACAGCTCTTGCTTTAGTACAAAGCCAATTAGGTCACGCTAAAAAAGATTCTAAGAATCCATTTTTTAAATCGAGTTACGCTGATCTTGAATCCGTATGGGATGCTTGCAGATCGTTGTTATCTAGCAACGGTTTGTCAGTAATGCAGTTTCCTGGCAATTATATTGATGGCGAAATGTCTTTGACTACTATTCTTGCTCATTCATCTGGTCAATATATTGAGCAAACAATGTCGTTTCCTGTATCTAAAAACGATCCACAGGGATGTATGGCCTGTTTAACGTATATGAGAAGGGGAGCTTTAGCTGCCGTTGTCGGTATTGTTCAAGCTGACGATGACGGCAATGAAGCGTCAGAAAAAGGCAAATCACCATCTATTACACCGCAACAGATTGCGTCTATAACCGCTTTAATTGAACAAACAGGTTCAGATGTAGAGAAGCTATGCGCTTACTTTAAAAAGCCTTCTATATCGCTGTTTGACCGTATGCAAGCTATGAACGCTATCTCTATGTTAGAAAAAAAATTAGGAACTGAAAATGTCAATCAATAAAGTTATTTTAATAGGCCATGTCGGTAAAGAACCAGAAACCAAAGCATTGCAGTCTGGCGAATCATTAACCAACTTTAGTTTAGCGACTAGCGAAAAGTACAAAGATAAACCATCGGGGCAGTTTAGAGAAGCGACTGAATGGCACAACATTACCTGTTTTGGTAAGTTGTCAGAAGTAGCTAGTTTGTACGTTAAAAAAGGTAGTCAGGTTTATATCGAAGGCAAGATTAAAACAAATAAATACACCGATAAAAATGGTGTTGAAAAGTTTGCTACGAATATTGTTGTAAGTGTATTGCAGTTGTTGGGTAGTAAAGAAGCAAAAGAGCCGCCAAAAGATCGTGGAGAGATCAGTAATCATGCTTCGCAGTCTTTAGGTGAATTAGATGAAGATATACCCTTTTAGGTGATTTATGGATTTTATGATTCGTGAATATGCTAAAAATTGTTCTGACACATATATCGAGCCTTATGGTGTTGATGAAGAACGCACCGTGTACCAGTTTGACCAAGTGGGCTTAGCTCGCTTTGTCAATCAGGTAGCGCAACGTGCTGTCGATTTGTCAGAAGTTTTTACATATCAATAAATAACTAATTCATTAAAAATTCATGCACTTGCATGAAAGGTGTATTATTCACTTCAAAATCATAAAGGGGAAAAATATGATTGTTACACAAGAAAGTAATTCAGCACATTGGTACACAAAAGATGGTCAGCCTAGCTATACACGCATGGGTAAAAATGGAATGTTTCGCAATACAACGCTTAGGGATGCAAAAAAAGAAGGGTTGCTTCCATCTGTAACTACGATTATTGGATGCCTAGCCAAGCCTGGATTAGAACGCTGGAAACAAGAACAAGTCTTACTTGCTAGTCTTACCTTACCACGCAATGATAACGAGCCAGAAGCCGATTGGTTGACACGAGTAATACAAGATTCACGATCCACAGGTAAAGATGCAATGGAACGTGGTACTAATATGCACAACATATTGGAATCATATTTTAACCAAGAGTTTATGCCTGAATATCCTGATTATGTTAGACGCACAGAAAAAAAATTAAGAGATCATTTTGGCGATCATTTTTGGAAACCAGAGCAATCGTTTGCACATCCATTAGGTTTTGCAGGTAAGGTCGATTTACACTCGGAAGAAGGCATAGTGGTTGATTTTAAGACGAAATTATCCCTTGAAAACGCTGCCGTCTATACAGAACATATTTTACAACTAGTTGCTTATGCACATGGGTTAAATATGCCAAGAGCTAGATGTGCAATTGCATTTGTGTCCGATGATGATACGCAAATCCACGAAATAGATGAAAATGATTTACAACATCATTGGAAGATGTTTCAATGTTTAGTAACGTATTTTAAATTAAAGAATAACCTCAGTCTGGGGGAGTGAGCTTTACCCCCTTTTAGCTCCTTCACAACTCTCCCAGACTACCTTTATGTCGCATTTTTGCAAAACAACTAGGGATAAACCCTAATTATGCAAATATTTGTTGATAAATTAACAAAACTTAATTATTCTGTAATTGTAGTACTTAACAACACATTTAAAGGGGAATTAAATGCAAACATTTATTGAAGCAGTAATAGGATTTTTAGTAGTTGCAGGGCCAGCTATGATTATGTGGATTATTCAAAGGGGATGGTAATGTTAAATTATGACGCTTGGTTGACTACCGATACAACAGTCTATGCAGATGAAGATTTGGTTCGTGAACGCAAACAGGAATTGCTATATAACAATTCAAATTACAGCAATTGTTTGTTTGAAAACTTTTGTGAAGATTTAAATAATGCGACTATTGAAGAAGCTAGATCAATAGAAGAATATTTAGAAACAAAAGATTTTGAGAAACTGGGTCGGTTTTTGTATTGTATGTCGTATGAAAGACGTGAAAAATTAGCTGAAGAACGTGCCACAGAGGAATTTTTTAATGGAAAACTTTGAACAACAATCCGAGTATTGGAAACAACAGTTTGAATCTGCTATGAAGTTAATAGAGCAGCAACAAGTTCAATTAAGAGAACATAGCGAACAGATCAGACTATTAGAGCAATCATTGTTTGGAGGCCCTACTAAATGACCACAGAAGAATTGGCACAATTAATTGAAGATGCACACCCAAGAGGTTTTGTAAAAGATGCTGCTGATTTGTTACGACAACTCCAGGCAGAATTAGATGATTGCAAAGCGCAATTAGAAAAAGAAATAGCAATGCTAAAACAAATTATTGACGCAAACAATTTACAGTCAAATATTGGACAGTTAAAGAAAGCGAGAGAACAATGACAAAAGATATAGTAAATAGGCTTCAATGTAAGAATTGTGG